ATAGTTTAGGTGGTAATGGTCATATGGATATTTGGGATGAACGTGTGCGTGCATTACCTCTTCATGACCATGCAAAACAATAAAAAAATAAGGGCGACTCTTTATTGAGTCGCCCTTATTTTTTTTTACCTATTTGAAGCAGGTAATGCAGGTGCTTTATTTACATTTACCTGAGATTCAATAGCAGTACGAATATATTCACTCACATCACCAATAATGTTACTCAAATACTTTTGAGCCTCATCACCAAGGACTGTGAGAACTGATTGATATGTGCGGTTAAATGCTTCTTTCTGTGCTTCTGCATCAAATTTTCCTTGTGCTTTAAGTTCTTCTACATAAGTCTGATTTGTTGTAGTTACAGCATTTACAATAGTATCATTAAGCATAGTGATATACTTTTGATACGTTGCATCATCAGTTTTACGCTTCAATTCTTCTGCCTTAAGGTTGATAAACTAAATAAAATATTTAGTCAAGATACCAAGTAATGGAATTAATACCACAGTAAAAATTTCATTAATGATAACAGCCCATTCCATATAGCTCACTCCCAATTTAATTCATTATCCATGGATTGGCTTGCGGCGTATCCTATACATATAGCATCGGCTTCATCTTGTGTACAGACTTTATTAAATGTATCATGTACCCATTGCTAGGCTATTTTCTTTTGGGCATCTCGATGTTTATCCTAATCTTTTAGGAAATGACAAATCGCTCTCCATTCATTTGGGCGAATAAGTTCTACTGGCATACCGAGATTCCAACAAGTTTCAATTAATGCACCTTGTAACCAAGCTAATTTCTAAAATGTAGATACATTATTTGCCTACATCTATATATCTTCCAATATGACTTTCTCTGGTTTATATTTTATTAATAGAATCTACAACTAAGCGCATACTTTATGTATGCGCTTATGTATATCCGCATCATCAAAGGAGAATTTTCCAAAATCGGTCAAAACACCATCAGACCAGACGGAATATCCACTGGCTGCTGTAGCCTAATCAAGCGCTAGGATTACCATCCGTAGAACCGAATCCTCCCAATCTTTCGCCATTCGCATTATCATTATCGCATACACCATACTGCAAAAAGATACCTTGACCGATACAGTCACCTTTATGCAGAATGATATCAAATGGCAATAGATTGATTACTTGAAAAAATATATGTCCCTCATTATCAGGATTGTTATAATAATCAGCATCAATAATACCTGGTGCATTTGCAATGACAAGCCAGTGCTTATGCGGCATGCTTGACCGCATACTTAACTGCAAATACCAATCTTCCGGCATATATGCCTTTACACCCATCGGCACCAATGTAGTTTTATGATTATATTTCTTAACTAAAGTCTCTACTGTCTGTAAATCATATGGTGTATTCTTAAGAAAATCTTCAAAAGTATGATAATATGAACTAAGATCTTTTATCAGTTCATTTGCAAAATCAGTAGTAATTGCATTAGAATAACTAGGCACTACTGTGTCTTCTGCTACATACATATCATAACCAGCAGAGCATTTAGTTTTACGAGTTGGAAGTTTTACATTTTCATCCTCGGCATATTTACTAATCTTTTCAAAACCTGCATTAATATGCATAACTCACCTGCACTCCACTTGTAGGATCTTTCTCATCATTGATAATTTTCTTAACCTTAACAATCTGATATTCTTCTTCAGTCTTTTTGTTAAACTTAGTTGTATACTGAAAAGACTGAAGTTCATATTCATTTGCAGCGTTCATTTCATCACGCATTTCAAGAGCTTCATTCACACTGGGGACACGATAAGTTTCTACAACATTCAAAAGATAACGGGCCATATTATTCTCCTTAATATTCTTTAATAATTAAATCAGAATTATTGTATTCAGAAAGAACATATTGTTTAATAGCTGGTGCCAATCCCATACCAGCTTTATTACAATAAAGTACATCGATACCAGCTGCGGCGAGAGTATCAGCAATAGATGCAACAAGTTTCTTAGCATCGCTCATATGCAACGTAATAGACTGTGCATCTTTACCCATTTCTTGCTGAGTATAAGTACTTTCACCAACTGGATTATATTGAAAATATGCTATTGTCAATAGTATACAACTCCTTGTGAATATGGAAATAAATATGCCACTGTTGGTTCTCCATCCCACATCGCCCAAATTTCAACTGCGCCATTCGCGTCAATATCAATTGCGCGCAAATCATGATCGGCATAATAATTCATAAGAATATCTTTTAATTCTTTGATAAAAGATTGAGTATTGCCAATAATTGAATTATCAGCCATTTCAAAAATTGTGAAATAATGATGCTCATGATTCAATAAAGCATAATGCGTTTCACCTGGATTAAACCAATTGGCGACCTTTTCAAGAGCTTTATTTACATCCATATTATTCATCTTCTTTAAGCCTTTAACCAGATCCTTATTCATCTGATACGTGCTTAATTGCGCGATCGGCGCAGATGCTAATTCAGGATTTTTTTCTTTTATCTGACTCTTGAGATAATCAAGATATTCAGCTTGTTCCATGAAGACTGGTTCAGACATTGAAATAAAACTCCTCTTCTTCATTTTCTTTATTATAGCATTTATTTTTTGTGTGGTCAACCATAAATACTTTTTGATTACTACTACCTCGATAAGGTAAACTTATATCGCGTAGTTCTTCTTTGTATGGTCCTGCAACAATTGCATCCACTTTAGAAAAAATATTTTTTATATGCGGTGAAGTCATAGATAAGATATCTTTAATTTCATACCCAGACCAAACCCAGATTTGTATCCAAGGATAATGTTCTCTAACAGTTTGTATTACCATCGCTGTTAAAAAGGCATTATGCGGGGAGAGAGGCTCCCCGCCAAGTACAGCAAAACTACGAACAAGATTGTTTTTATTAATGCCTTTAAGAATTCGATCCATTGTATCAACAGTAAACTCATGGCCGCCATTTTCTGGCCAGGTCTGCGGATTATGACAGCCTGGACAATGTATTGGACAGCCTTGAGTATAAAATGATAAACACAATCCAGGAGCCGCCGCAGTATCATCATAGATTATTCCTGCATAGCGCATTACAAATCCATCCTCCCTGTGTGTTTTACTCGCTCCTCTGTTTCCTTTTGCTTACCCCAATTAAATGCTGTCTTATAGTTTCCGGTAAGATATCCAGTAACTCTACGCAACTGTTGGATATGTTGACTATGACAAACAGGACAGCGATCATTAAACTCGCCAGTGAACCCACAATCAAGGCAGGTATCATTAGGCACATTGATGGCAAAGTAAGGAATATCGTGGTCCATGGCATAGTTAACAATCTGTTCCATAGCTTCGAGATTATTGACGATACCAGTTTCCAACTCGACATAAGTAATACAGCCAGCATTACTGTAGCCAGTGAGCTGAGACTCAATATCAATTTTTTCCAGTACTCCAACTTTTTCCCAAACTGGGACGTGAATACTGTTAGTGAAGTATTCATGGTCTGAGACATTTTTAATAACTCCGTAACGCTTTTTGAATTTTTTCATTGCTGTATAGCAAAGATTCTCGGCAGGAGTGTAATATACACCAAAATTCAAATGATACTCTTGCTTAAATTCAGCGCAACGCTTTTTGAATAATTCCTCGATTTTCTTTGCGGCTTCCATACCTTCTTTATGACACTGATTTGTGCCCAAAAGGATTTCAAGTGTTTCAGCCAAGCCAAGCTGACCAATAGTTAATGTGCCATGCCTGAGCGCAGATTTAATACCTTCTTCTGGCTTATAACCAAGCATTAAATTATTTTCATACATAAACTGTGCAGAACGTGGGTCTTGCTTGCAAATATATTCATAGCGTTCAAGTAGCTGATCTTTTGCTTCAAAAATCTTCTGGTCAAGAATTGCCATAAAAATTTCCCAGAGTGATTTTGAATCAGCGTCTACGTCTCCGCGCGTACCAGCCTCAACGGCCTCCTTAGCCATCATTGCGATTGTGGGGAGAATGATGGTAACCGGGCAGAGATTACCCCGTCCATCTTTACGTTGTGGATTGGTTCCAGGTTCAGCGTTAATATCTGCTCCGTTGGCAGTTCTCCATCCCATAGTACTAAAA